AAGGAACTCAAGGTTTACAAGGTTTACAGGGAACAAGTGTACAAGGAACTCAAGGAACTAGCATACAAGGAACTCAAGGTTTACAAGGTTTACAGGGAACAAGTGTACAAGGAACTCAAGGTATAGCTGGATCAACACAGGGAACTCAAGGAACTCAAGGAATACAAGGTTTACAGGGTGCTGGATCTCAAGGTGCTCAAGGTTTAGCTGGTGCTGCTCAAGGTACTCAAGGTACTCAAGGTACTCAAGGTACTCAAGGAACCCAAGGAACCCAAGGATTACAGGGAACTCAAGGAACTCAAGGTAGACAAGGAGTACAAGGAACTCAGGGAACTCAAGGTAGACAAGGAGTACAAGGAACTCAGGGAACTCAAGGAACTAGTATACAAGGAGTACAAGGAACTCAGGGAACTCAAGGATTGCAAGGAATACAGGGGATTCAAGGAAGTCCAGCTCTTCTTGGTACTGGTACTGTATATGATAGTAATGTTGCAATAACAGCGGCAATTCAATCTAATAAACTTGCATTCCTTAATCCTGGCACTAGTGCTATAACTCGTACAGTTGAGAGCAAATTATCTGATATTGTCAACGTTAAAGATTTTGGTGCTGTTGGAGACGGAATAACTGACGATACTGCAGCTATTCAAGCTGCTGCAGCAAGAATTAATACACTTGGTGGCGGAACTCTAGTATTTGAGGCAAATAAAACATATAAGGTTTGGCCAAGCGGAACTGGAACGAATCTGATTACAATATCTAATTGTAACGGTGTTACTATTAATGGTAATGGGTGTAAAATTTTAACAGGATCTGTAACTACATCATATTTGAGATGCTTTGACATATACACTTCACAAAATATATCCATACAAAATTTTAGATTGGAATCTGGTTATGCTGTGCTAGATGGAACTCAAGGGTGCGTTTGGATTTGTTTGAGTAATGGTGCAAAACGTGTAACTATTCAGAACATTGATATGAAATATGGTTGGGTTGGTTTTATGACAAAGGGTGTATATTCTGGTGATGGAACTGATGCTGATAGAGTTAGAGATATTATGCTTAATAACATTAGCACATTATCTTGTTATTATGGAATAAATTGTCAAACTTCTGGTGACAATTTATTTGGAAGAAACTTATATTTCAGAAATGTTGGTAGAAGTTACTTCATCTATAATTGTAAAAACCATGATGTTTGGGTAGACTCTCAGCAAGGTGGATCTTTTTCTGACGTTCTATTAAAAGTTTATGGTAGTTCAACTTTTTATTCAAGACTGGAAAATATAAAATTAAATTACACTTCTACTGGTCGTTATAGTGGATCTGGCAATCAGAGTGCAGATGAAGCAATGGTTGCTATGGACTTTCAGCTTATGCCAACCAGCTCCGCTGCATGCTTTATTCAAAATATTGATGTAACATTTAATGTTGAATCTGCAGTAAGTGATAAAAATCAATCGTTATTTGTTGTTCGTAAATATGATGGTGCTGGTAATGCTGATTCTACAGGAAGTCGCGGACATCAGCTAACAAATATGACACTTCGTGGTATGGGTCGTTCGTTACAAAATCTGCTTTCAGATTCAATCAGATTATTCACAAGATCTCCTGATAATTGGAGTGGAGAAATTGTTGAGCTCGTTCAAATTCATGATATGGTATTAGGAAATATTAGTACACAAACTTCAATAAATGTTAGCGGAACACCAATATCATCAGCCTGTTCAATTAAAAGAGTTTCAGCTGGTGGAGATCTTATCAGAAGTTCAACAAATACAAAACAGTTTTCTGTTGAAGAGTCAATATTTAATAATTATACTGCCAAGACACAACTTCCACAAACATATTCTACAACTTGGACTGCATCAACTACTAATCCAGCAATAGGAAACGGAACCTTAAGTGCAGCTTATGTTGTACAAGGAAAAATGTGCACAGTAACAATTCAAATGACTGCAGGAACAACAACAACATTTGGATCTGGAATTTGGTCTTTCAGTTTACCATTTACTGCATCTTCTGATTGGGTCAATTGTTTAGGATCTGTCCTTATACTAGATTCACCAAATCAATTTTATGTTGGGTCAGCATTAGTTTCTCCTGGTGGAACAACAGTTTCCGCATATACACATGCTGCAACTAATAGTGTTGGTGCTGCCATTCCAATGGCATGGGGATCTGCAGATTACATAATTTTAACAATAACATACCCAATTGCTTAATAACTAAATATTAGATAAATCTCTATAATCAGAGGAATCAATGGCAAAACCAGCATCAAAAGAACAGCTAAAAGACTACTGCTTACGCAGACTAGGTTTTCCAGTTATTGATATCAACGTCGACGATGATCAGGTTGATGATCGTATAGACGATGCACTGCAGATGTTTGCCAACTATCATTTTGACGGCACAGAAAAGGATTATCTTGCTATTCAAATGACAGCAGGAATAATTGCAAATTCATATGTTGAACTTCCTGACTCTGTTATTGGTGTAAATAAAGTGTTTTCAGTTGTTGGTGATTCTGTTTCTATTGGCGGAAATGGCGTAAATTTTAATATTTTTGACTTAAATTATCAGTTAAGATTGAACGAACTTTATGATTTTACGTCTTCTTCATATCAGTATTACTGGATCGCTCGTTCTCATATTCGTATGCTTGAAATGATTTTAACAGGAGAAAATCCTATCAGATTTAATAAGAAAATGGGTAAACTTTATGTTGATATGAATTGGTCTGCACCAGAAATAGCTGAAGGTCAATATATGCTTATTGAGTGTTTGAAGGTTCTTAATCCTGACACTTATACAAAAGTCTATAACGATTCATGGCTAAAAGATTATGCAACACAGCTAATCAAAAAGCAGTGGGGAGAAAACTTAAAGAAGTATGGCAATTATGTGCTTCCTGGTGGTATGGTCATTAATGGTCAACAAATATATGATGAAGCAGCTGCAGAAATACTTGCTCTAGAAGAAAAACTACGCGACACATACGAAGAACCGCCTACATTTGAGGTTGGTTGATGGCGACTAGTGTCTACTTCAATAATCAAGGCGCAACAAGAGAACAATTCCTTGTTGAGGATTTGATCATCGAATCAATTCGTAATCACGGAATTGATATATTTTATCTTCCAATGAGTTCGCACGATCAGATCGATCCGTTGTTTGGCGATGATCCTGTAAAAAGCTATAATATAGCATATAAACTTGATATGTATATGGAAACCTTTAATAGTTTTGAAGGTCAACAAGAATTCTTTTCAAAGTTTGGTTTGAATATTGATAAGACTGCACGTGTAGCAGTTGCTAGAAGAACATTTGAAAGATTTGTTGGAAGCAAGGTTAGAAGATTGCCAAAAGAAGGCGATTTAATCTGGCTCCCAGTTCAACAGAAACTAATGGAAATTCGTTTTGTCGAAGAAGAAAAAAACTTTTTCCAGTTGGGTAAGATTCAGCCATATATGTATGCTCTATCTCTTGAGGCATTCAAGTATAATGGTGAGTTATTAAACACAGGAATAGAAGAAATAGATATAATTTGTAATACAACAACACCAAGTGTTCTACATATTGTACAAGATATTGGTTCACCAAAATCATTCAAGGCTGGAGAGGCAGTTTATCAGGGAGCTAATTATGCATCTGCAAATGCTTCTGCCTATGTTTCTTCATTTGATAAAACTACATTAGAACTTAATTTAAGAAATATCAAAGGAACATTCCAGAGTAATGTTAATATTGTTGGTACTGAATCAACAGCATACTTTAGGCTTGCAAGTTACAATGTACTACAAGATAACTCAACTGTATACGATGATAATCTTAAAATTGAGACGGAAGCTGATGCTATACTTGATTTTACTGAAACAAATCCTTTTGGTGAGCCATAATGTTATCAGGAAATCATTTTTATCATAGAACAGTTCGTAAACTTGTTGTTGCGTTTGGATCACTGTTTAATAATATTCGGTTGGTTAGATATGATGCTGCAAATACTACAGAAATAGAAAGAATAAATGTCCCGCTGGCATATGCCAATAAGGAAAAATTTTATAAGCGTATCACTGAAGATCCTAATCTAGCCAATCCGACTCAAACAATCTTGCCAAGAATGGCATTTGAGATGGGTGCAATTACATATGACCCATTGAGAAAAACTTCTTCGCATATATCTAATTTTTACACATACCCTGCTAGCACAGTAAATCAAGTTAGATTATCCCCATATAATTTTGACTTTAATCTACACTTGTATGTGCGTAATAATGAAGATGGATTGCAAATTATTGAGCAAATTCTTCCATACTTCACACCAGATTACACATTAACTGTTGATTTTTTAAACAATGGAAGTTTGCCACTTGATGTTCCTATCGTATTCAATTCAATAAATTATGAGCAGAATTACGAAGGCGATCCAGAAACAACTCGCGTCCTAACTTGGTCATTGAATTTTGAAGTGAAAGGATATATGATCGGACCAACAAGTGAGATTAAACTTATCAAGAAAGTTACTGCAAATGTTGCTACGGATAATTATCAAAGTACCAATAGAAAAATTGAATGCAGTACTGGAACTGGAAAGTACAAGTATGGAGAACTAGTTTACCAAGGAACATCAGTCCATGAAGCAACAGCACGTGCTTATGTTAGTAAGTGGGATTCTACTGCTAATAATCTATATCTGTTCGATGTTTCTGGTGACTTTGTTGCTAATAGCGTTATTTCAGGAGTTGTATCTCGTGCTAAATATAATGTCAGTGCAATTGAAGCTTCTACTCAACTTGTTAATATTACGGTTCAGCCTAATCCCCTAACTGCCAACGTTGGTGACGATTTCGGATTTACGACTACAATTGAAGAATATCCAAGAATAGATGCTTCTATAGGAGTAGATTCATCATTAATCAGTGTAGATTCTAATCTAATATCGGTCGATCTATTGTAAAAGGGAAATACTAAAATGCCGCAACAAATTATTTCTGTTGGAACAAGTGCAAATGATGGAACAGGTGATAAACTTAGAACTGCCTTTACTAAAGTCAATAATAATTTTACAGAATTATACAATCAAGGT